TTAACATGTTGTGAGGCTCCCACCTCGTATGATAGATAAATAAACATCTAGATTTCTTTTAAATTTGATCCACCATTCTGCACAGAGCTGTAGTGTTTTGTACACTAAAGACTGCAATAGTCACGCTGCTCTAGCGAATGGAGTCCTTTTTTAGGATTAAAGTTTAGATGTTGTTCTGAGTAGTCTCAGTTATAGTTCCCAAAGTAGGGACTACCAAAAATTTCTTTTCATACATAATTTCATGAGTACCTCTCACTATTAAACCCAAACAATCCCAATGTCTTTCGTTGGCTTTCGCCCAGACATTGTTATTGTGGTAGCATGTTCTGCTATTACAGTTTAATTCAGTTGGATCATAAACATCATTCAGTTGTTTAGTGAAAAGGGTCTCAATCGTAAGGTATTTGTACAGCTTAGAGTAATTGAATTCTGTATCTTGAAATTCGAAATAATCATCAAATAGCGTATTGAACTCGTCAAAGATCATATCATCCTTCCTCACATTTTTAAATGCTTTTGGTTCTAGGTGAAAATGGTTTAAACGTTTTTGAACAGCTTGATGTAATTTCCAATCACATTGAATTCCGGTTTTAATAATTTTTTCATTTAATTTATTAGAATTCGCCTTACTTATTATATATGAAGCACATGCTCTGTCTCTATAGCTCATTTCTTCGTTCAAAGGAACAAGACCCGGACCTCCCAGATATTCTGGAGCATCCCAAGGTATATGAGGACATTGCTTAAGAGTTTCTTTATTATAATGTATAAATCGCTTCGATACCTCCCCCCAGATCTCAGGATCTGAAGACTTCTTAAGTTCTCGATGTAAAGCACCCAATTCACTATATGGAACTAAATCCCTACTAGATGTCCCACCTACAGTGGATCTGGCTTTTCCAAGCAAGATTCCAAGGTTGACATATTTTCGATTTTTCCAAGACTTAGTCTGAAAATCGTAATCGTAGGTTTGTGAGTTAATTACACATATTGGTTTATGAATAAGGGAGAAAAGGGTTTTTCCCTGAGAAGAAGTTAATCCACCAAAGGATGTAATATCTTCCCATAAAGATCTGATGTTTGATCTTTTTCCTTTCATAGTGCAGTCATCCCCATTAATCTTTAATGGAGCGATTAGAGTTCTTATATTATTTAAATGCCGATCTCTGACACGGTAAGGAGTATCATTTGATAACTCCAAAGCCCAACGACACATCGCTGCGTTGGCCAAACATAGGAACGGAAATGAGGTTATAGAACCCATTAATTGTCCTTCCGTTTGTGGTTTAAAAGAGCCATCTCTCATCTCAAAAAGATGACCCGTTAAGGATCGTAATAACATCTGTCTATAGGTATCATCGATATGAAAAAATTCTTTACCAGAATCAATTCCATTTTGGTTCAACCTGTCTACAAGACACTCTGCAAGATAATTTGAAACCCAACTGTGTAGGTTATCTGTTGAAGCTTTATAATCGCCATTTACGATCATATCAACGTCATTCATTTCTCCAAATAGTTTATCTATATGTTCTTCAAGAACTGGAGTTCCGATCAAACAAAAAACTGAATTAGTTTTTAATTTTGACCACATGAATTTTTGTAATGGTTTAAGTGCGGTATATAACATTGGAGGTCCTTTCGAGATTACTCGGACTTTTAATGCTTCAGCTAAGCCTACTGCTTTCACAATTGGTTTTTCGGTCTTAGCCTTTTCATATATACGATCGTAGAGTTTCCTCCACTTCACACGGAGTTGACTTTCGTCATATTGAAGAGCAGGACTACTAGTTTCAATTCTAATATCTTCGTCCAAATTTACTTGATCTAAAATTCTGGCATCACCGTACACCATGGATTGCTCCATAGATAAAAGAGCATCTACGATCTCAATACCAACAAGTGGTTCTGATCCCATATTATCTGGTTTACCGTTTCGAACACATTGTTCATAAACTTCACCAACAGCTCCGGCTTTGCCTCTCGATTTATTATAGTTCGCAGAGGTTGAAGGATAAAATGGTTCGTACTGAATTTCGTCAGTAAAAACAATTCCATCGAACATCTCGTCGACTGTTCTTTTTAGTTGTTTCATCAAGTTCTCTTTATTTAGAACCACTTCAATTCCCATATCGTCTCCCATTAATCCAACCGATTTTAAAACTTTATCATCTGGC